AAAAAAGCATGATCTATATATGCGTATAGCTGACGCTGTTGCATTAAGTAGTCACTGTAAAAGAAGCAAAGTTGGTTGTATTATTGTAAAAAATGATAATATTATAGGAATTGGCTACAATGGTACGCCTTCTGGCTTTGAAAATGACTGCGAATGTAATAACACAACTAAAGAAGAGGTTTTACACGCAGAGTCTAATGCAATAACAAAATGTGCTAAAAGCACTATAAGTTCAGACGGTTCTATAATGTATTGTACATTAATGCCTTGTTTTAATTGCGCTAAATTAATAATTCAAAGCGGTATTAAACAGGTTATATACAAAGAAGATTATAGAAATAAATCAGGAATAGAACTATTAACAAAAGCAAACATAGAGGTAAATAAATATGAGTAAATCATTATGCGAAATAGCGCATGAAATAGTAAACGAAAGAAGCGAAGAAAAAGAAAGAGAATACGGCCCTTTTTCTGAAGGAATGGAAAGAGCCGCGCATATATTATCAGGATTAATAGGATACGAAGTATACGCCGAGCACATGTACTTAGCGATGATAGCTTTAAAATTAAGTAGAGAATCATACAACCATAAAAAGGATAATTTATTAGACGCGATAGCATATTTACAAGGATTAGAAAATTATTATAATGAAAACAAATAACGCAACAACAGCCTTTGAGTATTATTACGATTTAATTATAAATATCGGCAAATCAAAAAAAGGCACAAAATATTTGAGAAATATTTCATTTACGATGCTAAACCCATTGGATAATGTTATAAGTACAAAGTGGAGGAATTTTAACTTAGATTACGCTGAAAGAGAATGGCAATGGTATTTATCAGCTGATAGAAACATAAGAGCTATGGAGCCTCCTGTGCCTAAGATATGGCAAGACATTAGCGATGATAATGGTGATACATTTTCTAACTATGGTTGGCAGTGGCAAAGATCTAATCAAATCGATTACGTAATAAATGAATTAAGATCTAACCCACTAAGTAGAAGGGCTTGTATTTCGATATACGATGCAAAAGAAAACCAAGATTGGGTAAGAGACGTCCCGTGTACACTTGCTATTTGTTTCTATATAGAAGATGATTCTTTATGCATGAGTGTATACATGCGATCTAATGATCTAGTCTTTGGATTCTGTAATGATCAATACTGTTTTAGTAAGCTGCAAGAGTATATTGCTAAAAAAATTGATAAAAAAATTGGTTATTATCATCACTCTGCTACAGATTTACATATATACGAAAGACACTTTGATCTGAAAAAAAATGGATAAAGGATGGATTAAACTACACAGACAATTCCTTGAGTGGGAATGGTATGACGAGCCAAACTGTTTAAGGGTCTTTATACATTGTTTGCTAAAAGCTAATCACAAAGATAAAAGATATAGAGGTGATGTGATTAAGCGAGGCACTTTTGTTACAAGCTTAGAAATACTTTCATTTGAGTTAAACTTAACTGTACAGCAAATTAGAACTGTTTTTGACAAACTAGAAAGTACCGGGGAGATTAACAGGCAAAGTAACAGACGTGGAACTATTCTAAGTATATGTAATTACAATAGTTACCAGAATGAAGAGTCAAAAAATAACAAGCAGGATAACAATAAAATAACAGGAAAACAACAGACGTCTAACAGGAAACTAACAGGTACTAAGAATGAAAAGAATGAAAAGAATGAAAACAATATAATACCCACACTATCTGAAGTAGAAGAATACTTTAAAGAATCTAATAAGATAGATAAAAGCCATGTTAAATTAGAAGCTGAGAATTTTATTAACCATTATGAGTCATTAGACTGGAAGCGTAATCGTAAAAAGATTAAAAACTGGAAGCTACAGGCTTCTACTTGGTCAAATAATTATTTAAAATTCAATATAACAAAAAGAAATGTTCACGATAATCCATTTGATTGATGAAAATACAAATAGCTAATAACAAACAAGACGCTAAGAACTATAGTAGCTCAGGGATAGAATTTGATTACTCAAATGATCTTATGAAACTATTGTACGACTTCCATACTGATATAGGTGCGACTAAGGAATTACCAACTGATAAAATCAAAGTAAAAGAGTATCTTATAAGATTACATGAGACTATAACTGTAAAGAATCCACTATATCCAAATGATGTTAACTTTGATATGATATATGGTGTATGGATGATGGCTGTGATATACGAAGAAGCGCCAAGATATGGTAATAATATATCAGCATTAGCAAGATGCTTTAATGAGTGGTACAAGAAAAATTCAGATCAATTTATCAAATCAAGTCAAGATCATATAGTTAGTAAGTATAGGAATATTACAGACTTTAGTAATGTAGAAATCGCACGACTTTACGATGTAGTAGAAATGCTAAATGATGGTGATTTAATTGGTGGTTTGTTTAATACAGGAGGTGCACAATCATTCTTTAAAAGGTTAAAATCTGAGTATATTGCAAGAGGTTTATAATTTTTTTGTATATTATACTTAATTAATCAAGTTTTTTCAAGATGGCACACGGTGGTAAAAGAGCTGGAGCAGGTAGAAAGCCTAAGGCTGATGAAATATCCATGATACAATCCATGGATGCTACATTAGCGCCAATAGAGGTATGGCAAAAATTAGCCCTTAGAGTTAACGAAGGATCTGACACTGCTATTAAGACTTGGTTATCTTATAGATATGGGCAACCTAAACAAAGCGTGGACCATACTACTGACGGAGATAAAATAGAAAGCGTAACGGTGAGAATAATTGAACCATAGCTTTGATGCAAATAAGCTTTATTCATTAACCTATAATAGCAGGAAGCCCTACGTAGTTCATCAAGGTGGTACTTCAAGTGGAAAGACTTATGCTATATTGCAAGTCTTGATAATGAAAGCAGCCACTATGCCTAACCTAGTAATAACAGTGGTAGGCCAGGATATACCTAACTTAAGGGTAGGCGCTTATAGAGACGCTCAAAATATCATATTTAATGATCCATTTTTTACGCAAGAGCTTAAGGATCACAACAAGAGTAATAGAGTTTTTACTTTTAGTACTGGTTCTAAGATTGAGTTTAATTCATATAATGACGAGATAGATGCTAGATCAGGTAAAAGAACTCATTCTTTTTTTAATGAGGCCAATGGTATAGATTACGGCATATTTGAGCAGATCAGTATGCGAACTACCGAGCAGACTATTATAGACTTTAATCCGTCCGCGGCATTCTGGGCACACGAGAGATTACAAAGCAGAGACGATGTTGATTGGTTCGTGTCTACATTTAGAGATAATGCATTTATACAATCTAGTATTAAGCAAAAGATACAAAGCTACGAGCCAACTGATGAGAATATAAAGGCCGGTACAGCTAATCAATACAGATGGCAAGTCTATGGATTAGGAGAGGTAGGTAGATTAGAAGGCTTAGTGTTTCCTAATTTTGAGATCACAAGCGAATGGCCTGAAAATTATAAATGGAGATGCTTTGGTCTTGATTGGGGATATACAAATGATCCGACAGCTTTAGTAGAGATAAGGTATAATGGTGGCGCATTATACTGGAAAGAACATATTTACCGGAAGCAACTTACCAACCAATATATTAGTCGTTTAATAAAGGAACTAAACATAACTGATGAAATAGTAGCAGATAGCGCTGAACCTAAAAGTATTGCCGAGTTGCGCAATACAGGTGTTTGGGTAAAGCCTGCTAAGAAAGGAAAGGACTCGATTATGTTTGGAATACAGTTACTACAAGACTACCCGATTAAAATACATACTAAAAGCAAAAATGTAATAGAGGAATTTAGTAGCTATACTTGGGCAAAAGATAGAAGCGGCACATCAACAAACAAGCCTATAGATGATTTTAACCACGCTATAGATGCAGGAAGGTATGCAATAATGGACAGAATGAAGAAAAAAACACTAGATATATCACTTGCTTAAAAAATAATTTAAAAAAAGTTTTTTATTATTAAATAAGTTTGTATATTGCTCTTGAACAATTAATAACAAAACTACAGAACAATGAAAACAACAGAAATAAACAAAAGCCTAATTGGAAAAGAAGTTGAAATAATAGTTACTGGTCTAATGGTTAAAGGGGTTGTAACTGGAATCTACGAATGTGAATATGCTAAAGGCATAGAAGTTAATCACGAACCAGTCAACTGGGGTGGTGAGATTTACACAAACTCAACATCACTAGCAAGAAAAAGTGATGATTGGGGATGTTTACAACACGCAAAACTAATATAAACAAATAACAAGGGCTACTTCGGTAGCCCACTAAAACTACAGAACAATGATATTAAAATTTGGAAAATTTAAAGGACAAGAATTGACAAGCACGCCAGTATGGTATCAAGAATGGCTTCAAAAACAAGACTGGTTTTATGCACCTAAAGAAAAACCACTACACCAACAGTTGAACAGTTGGGATGGATACAGTAGAAAAGGACAAGCCGTATATGATGCTATATGGGAGCAAGAGCAAAAAGAGCAACAAGAAGATATGTGCAGGGAAGGATGTTGTAGTTGTTGCGAAGATAGTACATACTACGGATGGTAAACATTAACTAATGGAAGCCTTCGGGCTTCCTATTTTAACAGATAACAAAATACAGATAACAATGACTGGAATACTTAGAACTATAGAATGCAAAGACTGGAAAGATGAACCCATTACCTATTATGAAATGGATTTAAAATTCCAACACGCTTACCATAACTTTACCTACTTCAGCTTAGAAGGGGAAAGCATGATTGGATTCACGGACCGTATTAGATACGAAGTACGTAAAATGTATGGCAAAGAACTCACATGGGTAGAAGAATGATTAAGTGTGAATGTTCAGACGAAGAACTAGAGATAAAGGACCTAGAGATAGAAGATAATAGCTTTACGCACCACTTCGGTACTTTAAGCGATGCAGAAGTAGTATGCCCTAATTGCGGTGCGTCTATGGCTGAATTTGCAAGCATAGACGAAGTAATAGAATCCAGAAGTGAATGGTAATTCATTCACTAACAAATAAAACAATAACTAATGAATGAAAAAATAAACGACAAGTATCTTGCACGACAAAAACCCTAAAATCTGCACGACAAAAACCCTAAAATCTGCACGACAAAATGACACAAGCAATGAAAGAAGAACAAGAGGTTTGGGATTGGCTTCAAAATAAGCACGTTCCAGATCTAGCAAGAAAAACTGGACTAGGCACAACGCCTATTTATTATTTTAAAAATGGTAAAGCTAAAAATGCTAGCTTCCAATTAATACGATCACTCCAAATACTAAAGAACAAAGAATGTACACCTTAGCACTAGATGCCTTCAAGCGATTTGAGCAATGTGTTACTGGGGAACTAGAAGATAGCCACGTAGAACTGATTGCAGAATTTTGTGATAAAATGAATATAGGCTATGATACTTTATTTATGAAAAGCAGAAAGTCTATGTTTGTTAATTATCGTTCACTATTCTTTAATTGGGTAAACATAAGTCATATAGAGCTTGCAAGATTATTCAATATGCATCATAGCAGTATTATGCACCTAAGACAAGATCATGAATGTAGATTAAAATACGATTTGCATTATAAGGAACTATGTAATAAATTATATTTATAGTAGAAATATCACTCTGTAGATAAGCCACTTGATTTGAAAGTCAGGTGGTTTTTTTTGCTTATTTCAATAGTTGTAAATATTTGTTAATTTAGATGCAACTTTAAAAAGTAAATTATGGCTTTATCTGATCTTCTACCCTTTGCTAGGACAAAAGCACCTAATAACAATTTGGCGAACGAGTTAAATAGGCAATTATTTAGATTTCATAGGGGTATGCCTATTAGTCTTGATGATACCCAAAACGCTTATGTTGAAGATGGGTATGAATTAAACCCTGACGTGTATAGTGTTGTTAATGGAATCACAAAAGCAGCGGCTGCTGTGCCCCCAATTATTCATATCGTTAAAGATCAACAAAAAGCATTAAAATATAGGCAAATATCTAATACTGTAAAAGATAAGGCTACTCAAGGGAGTATAGATAATTTATTAGAACTTAAAGAACAAGCGTTTGAAGAGGTAGATGATGAGCGTGATCCTTTATATAAATTAATTAACCAGCCTAATCCATTGCAAGGTTACCCTGAATGGTATGAAAACATGAAGGGTTTTCAGTTGATTACAGGTAATGCTTATACGCATTTTATACAACTTGGAGACGGCACTTTTGGTGAAATGTGGGTAATGCCATCTCAATTTACTAAAATAGTAGCCGATCCCACTTACGAGACCTTGATAAAGGGTTACATTATTGACATGTATGGTCACGATGGCCATCAACTACCAGCTGAAACAGTGATGCATTGGAAATACTGGAATCCTGATTACGACGCTGTTGGTTCTCACCTTTATGGTATGTCTCCATTAAAAGCGGCTAGACGGGCTATAAGACTAGGCAATGATGGTGATCAAGCATTAAGTAAAGCCCTAAGAAATGGCGGCGCCTCAGGCGTGGTATACCCTACTGATCCAGATTTAGAGCAGCTAACACCTATGCAGAGATCTCAATTAGAGACTTATTTAAGATCAATGCAAGGCCCTGATAATTACAAGGCATGGTTGGTAAGCAATGTTAAGTTAGGGTTTGAAAAGTTTGGAATGCCGCCAGTTGATTTAGAGATCATAGAGGCAGGTAAAATGACTCAAAGGGATATATGTAATGTTTATAACTTCCCTAGTGAATTATTAAACGATCCTGATAATAAGACTAATGCTAATAAATCAGAAAGCCGAAAGCAACTTTACTTAGATAATGTTTTACCTGAGCTTACTAGAGACTATGCAGAACTAAATAGATCTTTAGTCCCTGTTTTTAACAAAGCTACTGGCAAGAACTATCATTTAGATTTTGATGTACAAGCTATTGACGCGTTAAATAAAGACGCAAGCGAAAAGGTAGATTGGCTAAGCAAAGCTTGGTGGCTAACTGCCGATGAAAAGCGTATTGAAATGGGCTATCAACCAGTTGGGGATAATAACCGATATATCCCAATGAATCTTATACCAGATGCAGCTAGTGAACTGACCGATGAAGATATAAAAATGCTAAAAAATGAATACGGGTCTTAAATATTTTTCTCAATCAGATTTTAACAAATGCAATCCACCTTGCAAGCTAGAAGACATGGATGAAAACTTCATGAAGAAACTAGATATTGCAAGACAGGTATGTAAGGCACCATTTGTGGTTACATCGGCCTTTAGAAGCGAAATTTGGGAGCGAGAACAAGGAAGGGACGGTACAAGTAGCCATACAAAAGGTTTAGCAATAGATTTAAAAGCTGAAAGTAGTATTTTTAGACACAAATTAATCGTCTCGTTGCTTTCTGTTGGTTTTAATCGCATCGGTATTGGTAAGAATTTTATTCATGTTGATATAGATAAAGACAAACCATCAAACGTAATTTGGCACTATTATGACTAACCAAGAATTTTCAGACTTAAAATTTAAAGTAAATAACCTTGAGGCTATGATTGAGTTACTTGCTAAAGATATTCAAGATATTAAAGAAGCTTTATTAGGTAACGAGTTCGGTCAGGAAGGGCTTGTTAAAAAGGTTACTAATAACGAAAAGCAAATAGCCGAACTGGTTAAGTTCAAACAAAAAATTATCGCTTGGGCAACTGGTGCAGGTCTAGGTTCAAGTGCTTTATTTAATGCCATATCGGAGATGATGAAATGAAAAAACCAATAAAGGACTGGAAAATTGTACGTATCATATCACAGACTGCCGAAGGAAAAAATAAAGCAGGCGAAGTGCTGCACGGCGCACTCGACATCTTGCCATTGCCAAACCAATTCCTGGGTAAAGCGCTTAAAGCAATCGTTGCAGGCGAATGGAATCAAACTAAAAGCGAAATTATCGAAGCGTTTACGCTCCGTAATATTGTAGCCATAGCCCTTACAACCGCTCTTATTATGGGTTGGTTAAGCCCTGAAGATATAGAAAAATTTATGCAAGTACTAAACGAGCTTCTGTAGACATA